ATCGCAAGGCGTGACGTGCGGGATCTTCTCGAGACGATCGAGAAGCGAGCGCCGGTTCAGGCAAACCGGAGCCTCACGGTGCTGCGCATATTCTTTCGATGGGCGGCAAAAAACGATTACGTGGAAGGCGACCCAACGGCCGGCATCGACAAGACGCCGGAAGTCCCTCGCGATCGCAACCTGAGTGACGAAGAGATGCGCGCCTTCTGGATCGGATGCGACAAGATCGGCAAGCCGTTCGGGCCACTGTTTCAACTCCTGCTCCTCACGGCGGCACGCAAAAGCGAAATCGCCGAGGCGCGTTGGCAGGAGCTCGACCAGAACAAGAAGCTGCTAAACATCCCGGCGGCGCGAATGAAGAACAAGCAGGCTCATACCATCCCGCTTTCGAAGCGCGCCTGGGAAATCGTGCAAGGGGTGGACAAGGTCGGCGAGGTGCCGGACCTGATATTCACAACCAACGCGAAAACGCCCGTGAGTGGCTTCTCGAAGCTAAAAGCGCGCTTGGACATGCATATGCTGGCCGAGCTGCGAAAGGACCAGGACGAGCCCGACAAGGTCAAGTTGGCGCCCTGGCGAATTCACGACCTACGGCGCGTGGTACGTTCTCGGCTCTCCAAACTTGGTGTTTCGTCGGACGTGGCCGAGCGTGTCCTGGCGCACGCGATCGGCGGCATTCGGCGCGTGTACGATGCGCATGATTACCTGGAAGAGAAGCGCGACGCACTCGAGCGCTGGTCGGCGCACCTGGCGGGCATCGTGGAGCCGAAGCCGGCGAACGTGGTCCTCATGAAGCGGAAGGCGAAGCGATGAGCATGGAGAAATGGGAACACGGGTAATACTGGAAGTTTATGGGGACAAGCGATGCGCGCAGCAATGGAGTGTGGCTAGGCCGCCCTAATTGTTTGCTGCAATAAATTGTTGACCGACAATCGTCCCGCATCACTCTAAGTAACCATCCACCCCAAAGAGTGGAGACTGGTTATGAGATACTATACTCGCGACGACCTAAAGGGCCGCGGACTTACCTGGACCAACAAGCATATGTTGTCGCTCGAGGCGGCCGACCGGTTCCCTCGCCGAGTTTACTTGGGCGAGCGCACGGTTGTTTGGGTCGCTGATGAAATCGAAGCGTTCCTGGCCGCGAAAGCCAGTGGTCGATATGTGACCCGAGTGATGACCCCGCGAGATGCGGCGTAAGCAAAAGGCCAAGTGGGATCGCCCCAGCCTGGCCTTCGCGCTCACTCAAAACACTCCGCCACGGAATGCCTCATGAAACTAAATGACGCCCTTTCACCGCGCAAGTCGCTCGACGCGCGCCGGCCGCATGAGCCGACCGCGCTCCGACTTGCCCGGCAGGTTTCCGGCCTCGACGAGCTCCTGCGCTCAGAGCACCTGGACGAAGCGACTCGCGCAATGGTCGAGCGGGTTCTGGCGCGGCTCTCAACTCCCGACCAACAGGCCGGCACTGCGCCGTGAGCGATGACAAACGCGCGGCGCGCGACCGCTTCGGCTGGATCCAGCGTGTGACCCGCGATCTCGAGTTGCACCCTAACGGAAGGTTGCTGGCGATTGTAATCGCGGATTTCATCAACACGAAATCCGGAATCGCTTTTCCGTCACAAGCAACTCTCGCAAATATTCTCGGCCTCTCGACGCGAACCATTGTGAATTTGCTTCCGCAGATCGTGGCGCGCGGGCACCTCGAAATTGCACCCGGCAACGGCCGGGGCCACGCGAGCGAGTATCGGCTAAAGGGTGAAGCGGACTTCACCCTTAAGATCGATAAAGGGTGCAATGGGCTTCACCCTTCTAAACCACAAAGGGTGAAATCTGACGCACTAAAGGGTGAAATCCGACGTCAAAAAAGGGTGAAGCCGGTTTCACCCCAACCAGTTGAAAAGAACCAGTTGAGGGAACCAGTTATACAGAACCGCGATTTCTTCGCGGAGTTTTGGGAGGCATACCCAAAGCGCAAGTCGAAGCCGCACGCTCAGAAGGCCTTTGCGAAAGCGCTCAAGGTCGCGACGGCCCAACAGATCATCGCCGGCGCCGAGCGCTATGCCGTCGAGCGGCAAGGCAAAGATGCGACTTACACAAAACACCCCGCCTCCTGGCTGAATGCCCATTCCTGGGAAGACGATCCGGAGCCGTCAGGGCGCCCAATGAGCTTGAGGACCGCTTCCGCCTTGCAGGGAGCTTTCGCCGGCCTCGGAGCTTCTGGAGGCGAACATGACCTTGATTGAGCGCGAGACAAAATCGCTGGCCGAAAAGAGGTCGGCATCCCTTCGGCAAGCAGTCGTGGACGTGCAACGATTCTTGGTGGTCGCGACAAGCCTCCAAAACCATTCGTCGTTTCCGTCGCATGAGATCCTCGGTCACGTGGAGGCCGCAAAGGCGATCCAGGCAGAGGAGGCAAAGCTTAGAAAACTCATAGACAGGCTCGCCAAGCCGGCGACGCTCGAGGAGATCGCCAAAGCGGTTGTCATGTTGCTCGAGTATTACCCCGGGCGCGACAACTGGAACGCCGCCGCCTGGGCGCACGGTCTTCGAGAAGATATCGCCGAGCTAGAGCCAAGCCTCTTCCAGCTTGAGCGGGCCATGAAGGAGGCTCGCCAAACATTCAAGTTCCCGCCAACGATCGCGGAGGTGTTGCCTCTTTTCAAAAACAAATGCCTTGCATCGTTCGCCGCGCGCAAACCTCCGCTTGCGGATCTGATCGAGGAGGCTTCGCGAAGCGCGGCGTCCCGGCGAGAGCTCGAAGCGATGCCGCGACACACACCGGCGATTGCCAAGCCGGCCAAAGCGTTGATGGCGCCTCGCACACTGGCCGAATGCGCAGCCATGTGCAGCGTGCCGGAATTTGATCCGAGCTTTCCGGAGCCGGAGCTCAACGAATCTGAGCGCAAGTCCGTGAAGCAGATCGCGAGTGAGCTCATGGCGGGAACATACAATCGGCTCTCACCCCTTCGGTTCCGAGTTGCGGCGCTGCACCTGGTCCACGAACAGTTGAGGGGCGGGTGACATGGGGGTAAGGGGTCTCGCTCCAAGCTTCGGTTTTTCGCGGGAAAGCCGCGGTCGTACCCGAATGCAGAATTTTTTTGTGCTTCGATTGATTTATTCCGATTTCCTCCAAAACCGAAAAAATGGGCTCTGGACGTGAGCGCGAGCGATCGAGACCTTCTGGCGGAGGCGATGGCGGCGCTCGAGTTGTGTGCGGCGGCAGGCAATCCAACCGCGGCGCAAATACTGGGGTTTTCTCGTTCTCTCGATCACAGCCCGGCGCACGATCTCACCGCCGCGATTGCCCGAGTGCAGGATCTCGAGGCGCAAGGCGTTGGTTGCCACGCGGTGGCGATCGTCGCTCGGGAGACTTGGCCAGACAACGACCGCCGGCGGCTCAACCTGGAGCGGCAGCTCAGGCGCAAAAGAAAATTTTCGGACAGGGCCCCTGCCGAAAATCGAACCCGGGTTATCAAGGCGCATGAACATGAACATTTTCCCGAAAAAGCTTGAACCGGCGTCGGCGACGGCAGAGGCGATCCGCCAGGCGCTCGCCGGACGGATCTCGGCATTGTCGGTCCGTTACTCCGAGCACCTCCGCGAAGCCATGAAGCTCTCAGAGCGGGGAGTGTACGTCTATGAAATCAAACCGCGCCCCGACATTGCCGAGCTTTCGAAGCGCTACATCGCGGCGGAGCCGGTCGACGTTCCCGAAACGGCGTCGGAACCCGAGCGTTTAGCCTGGCTGCGGGTTCATCTCGAGGCGATCACCGCCGCTCAGAAAACTTTGACCAACGAGGACCTTCGGCTTTATGCGCCGCACGTCGCGGAAGTCATGCAGGCGTTGGGCAGCTCGTGGACGCAAATCACGCGCCGGCGAGCTCAGGCGCTGATCGACTTGAGAAAGGCGAACCAGGACGCGCGAGACTTTCGCGCCGCGCTTCAAAGGCGGGTGCGCGGCGAAAGGGTTCCGCTGAGGGCTGACTTTGAGATGCCGGCGGTTTTGTTCGGCGGCCCGGTAGCCGGAGACGCCGTCTACAATTTTCTAAACGAGGTGGTGAAAGCGGGGATCCTGACTGAGGACCAAGTCCGCGACGCCGCTCACCCAACAAAAAGGATCCCCAAATGAGAACATCTTCGACCTCCGTATTTTCGACCACAAAGCGCGCATTCGACTTCGGCATTCACGTGCTGAAACACTCAAACGCCCCCATGCGCGAGGCACTGGTGAAATGCGGCTGGTTGGAAAAGGCCGGCTCGACAACGCAAAATGCCGCCGGCGGCTTCCTGGTTCCTGACAACCTGGCCGGAGACATCGAAAACGCGATCAACATCAGCGGGGTTTTCCGGCAGCACGCGCGAGTCCGGCGAATTCCGGAGGGTGTCTTGATGGTGCCGAAGCGCCTGACGCAGGCGGCAGCAAGCTTTAAGCCCGAAAATCAAGGCATCGCCGAGAGCAATCGGATTTTCGGAAACTACCTACTGCAAACGCAGACGGCGGGGCTCCTGTCGAAGGTTTCGAACGAGCTCAACGAGGACGCAATTGCCGATCTCGGTGCGGAGTTCGCTCGAGAGTTCACGGCGGCTTTTGCCGATCTGGAAGACGCTTGCGGCTTCAACGGCGACGGCACGTCGACCTATGGCGGCATGAGGGGAGTCACAACGTCTCTCATCGACGGGACGCACACGGCAAGCGTGGTCACGGCTGGCGCCGGTCACGACACGTTCGAAGAGCTCGACGCGGCTGACATCTCAAACTTGATGTCTTTACTTCCCGAGCGCTGGTGGCAGACGGCCAAATTCTATGTTTCGTCCTACGCTGCGGCGAAAGCCTTTTGTCGCCTCGGTGCGACGGTGGGCGGCCTGATTGATACGATCGACGGCCGGCGCCCCATGATGAGCTTCCTCGGCTTCCCGATCGTGGTCACGCCGAAGCTTCCAGGCTCCGGCACCCAGAGCGGTAAGGTCATGGTTTTGTTCGGCGACCTCTACGGAGCCGCGACGCTAGGGATCCGGCGCGAAATGAAAATTCAGGTGTTGGATGACGTTTACCAGGACCAGGGCCAGATCGGAATCCTCGGAAGGCACCGTTTCAGCGTTGCCGTTCACTCGCTAGGCGACAATTCGACGGCGGGCCCGATCGTCGGCTTGGTCGGAGCATAAAGCGCGATGAACTCGCTTCAACGAAGACTGTTTGGAGGCAGCCGCGTCTACTGGCGGGCGAAAGACATCGAGCGAATCGCAAAAAGGTTCGGCGCCTCGATGTCGGACGTTGCGGACCTGGTCTCGCGAGCTGCCTCCGCTCAGATTGCCCCGGTGGTCAAGCAGGAGGCAGGCGCAAAGGCCGGCGGAATGTTTCGCTTCACCCTATCGTCCAACGCCCTGGACGCGCACGGGGACACGGTCAACGTGAACGGGTGGGACTTCGGGCGCGTGAGTCGGAATTTTCCGGCCCTCGCGTTTCACGACCACACCTTGCCGATCGGCAAGTGGATCAATCGGACGATAGAGGGCGGCAAGCTCAAGGCGACGTTGAAACTCTCGAATGATGGCTACGCCCAGAAACTCGGGCGCCAGATCGACGAAGGGGTTTTGATTGCGGCAAGCGTTGGCTTCATCCCAGGCGCATGGGAGTGGAGCTCCGATAAATCGCGGCCGGACGGGATCGACTTCATCAAGGGGCACCAGCTCCTCGAGGCGAGCGTTTGTTCGATCGGCTCATGTCCCGACGCGCTTCTCGAAACGACGGTTGCGGCGAAGTCAGGCACGCCGGCACTCGACGCCGCACGCCGCCGCATGGCCAAGCTCAAGGGGAGGTTGCGATGATGCTCACGCCAGGGCCGGACACGCTCGAAGGTGTTCTCGCAGAATGGAGCGCCGAAAAGATCGCGACGCACGCGCTAATCAGCGACGACCCCGCCGGCTACATCGTGCAGTCAATCACGCTTTCGACTATGTCGCTTTACGCGGTCGGCGCGACACTCGAACAGGTTTTAGACCACGCCGGCGCGATCGCGGCCGCGTGTGTGACCAAGTTTCAGCAAGCCGGGGCGCGCGGTCACGCGTGACAGGCATGCTGACATTGCGGAGGCCCTGCTTCGCAATTCGTCCGGCGGTGCCGGACTGACCCAGCCCCGCCAGGGTTCGTCTCCCTGGCGGGGTTCACATTGAAAGGAAGACCCCATGGCAGGCGATGACGTAGTTATCAAATTACAAGCCGACATTCGGGACCTGACGGGCAAGCTCTCACAGGTCACGAGCCAATTCTCGACGCTCGAGAAAACGGTCCGCAGCTCCTCGGCACAGATCAACTCGAGCCTCAAGTCGATCAGCGGCGCGGCGACGCTGGCCAAGACGGCTTTCGCCGCGATCGCCTTCGGCAACGTCACGCGCTCGACGATCCAGCTCGCCGACGCCATGACCAACATGCGGTCACGCATTCGCCTGGTCACGGACTCGACCGAGGAGGCTGCCGCGGTTCAACAACAATTGCTTGATGTTGCCAACCGCACCAGGACAGACTTCACCGCGATCGGCGAGCTCTACGCGAGGTTGGGCCGATCGGCCGACGACCTGGGCTTAAGCCAGCAACGCTTGATCGCGTTCGTCGAAACCTTCTCCCAGGCGCTCAAGGTTTCGGGGGCGAGCTCCGCGGAGGCTCAATCGACGATCTTGCAGCTCAGCCAGGCGCTTTCGTCGGGCCGGTTGCAGGGAGCGGAATTGAATGCCGTGCTCGAGGCCGGCGGTCGCGCATCACAGGCGCTCGCGGATGGACTCGGGGTCCCGATCGGCTCACTCAAGAAGCTCGGCGAGCAAGGCCAGCTAACTTCGGACGTTGTCATTCGGGCGATCGAGAGCCAGGCCAGCGTGATCTCGACCGAATACACTTCGATGAAGGTCACGGCGTCGGACGCCTTCACGGTCCTGCAAAACGCGATCGCCGAGACAATCGGCAAAATGAATGAATCGACCGGCGCGACGGACCAGCTCTCGACGACCGTCCTGGAGCTGGCCAACCGGGTCAAGGATCCGGCCTTCATCGAGGGACTGAAATCAGTCGCCGCGGCGGTGGTCGAGATCGCCCGCGTGTCGATCGAGGCCGCGTCTGCGGTCGGCCGACTTTACACCAACATCAAGACCCTGGGCGGCATCCTGCCGGAGAATGGCCCAGGCTTCGCGAGCAAGCTCGAATTCATGGCCGGCGGTGGCAAGTTCACGCCAGTGGCACCAGCGGCCCCCACGGGCTCGCCCGAAGCCTCAGCGCCGGCGGCGAGGGCGTCGGGCGCCAGCGGAGGCGGCGGGGGCCGTATCCAGCTCTCAGAGCTCGGAAGCAGCCAGAAGGCGGCGGCGGATACGGCGAAGCAATACGCGGACACGATCGCCGAGCTTCAATTCCAGATTGCCCAGCTCGCCAGGAGCGAAGAGGAGGCAGCCTTCCAGGAGGCCTTGCGAAACAACCTGGCGCGAGCCGGCGTCGCCCTGGACAGCCAGCGCGGCCAGACGGTTTCCGACTACACCTTGAAGATCCAAGAGGCCACGCTAGCGGCTCGCGAGGCGGCGGAGCTCGAGGCGTTCGCAGCCGACATACGGGAGCAGTTCGGAGATCAGACGCGGGCAGCGGCGGAGTATCAGGAGCGATTGAACCAGGCACTCGCGGCCGGGAAGATCGCAACCGAGGAGCACGCCAAGGCGATCGAAGCGGTGACGAAGACAGACCGAACCAGAGAGCTCGAAGGCAACTGGCAGCGCATCGGGGATGAAATCGAGGGTAACATTGCCGATGCGTTTTACGACATGGCGACCGGCGCAGAGACGGCGCAGGAGGCGATCGGCGAACTCCTGAAAAGCATCGGGCAGTTGATCGCAAAGCAACTGATCTTGCAGGCGGTCCAGGGAATCACGAACTCGATCTTCGGTGATGGCGGGATTGGCAAGGCTCTCGCCGGAGGCAAAGCCCTGGGCGGCGCGGTTCACGCTGGCAGCGCGTACAGGGTCGGCGAGTCCGGTCCCGAGGTCTTTGTCCCGCGCGTGCCTGGCTCGATCGTCCCGCGAGGCAAGGCCGGCGGAACCGTCGTGAACCTTCAATCAATCGTGCACGCGGCGCCAGGCACCAACCGGGCGGAGCTTCAAGCGATGTTGAACCAGCGCGACGCCGAGCTCGTGAAGCGGATCCCGCGGATCATGGTCGATAAGCAGCGCCGCAACGCATTGTCGGGGGCGTTCTAACAACAAAAAAGGGGCGCACTTGGCGCCCCCTTGCGAATCCCTTCGCTTTGCTGCCGCTCTAGCGCCGGCCGTCGATCGCCTTCTTGGCGAGCTCTCCGAACACTTGCAGGAAGCCAACCTCGACACCGCCGAAGCGACCCTTCTCGATCATTGAGTTCACGACGTCTCCGAGCGTGAACTGGGATCCGTCGCCGGCGGATTTCATGTAGTCGACAAGTTCGAATGCGGCTCTGTGCCCGATGCCGTTGTCGACCCCGTAATCGCCGGTCTCGGCGATGGTCCAAAAGTCCCGCTTGGCAATGTTGTCCCTGGTCGGCTTGCGCGTGCCGACGAATGACAGATCGGCGAGGTCCGGCTTGCCGCCGGCGTCTGCACGCTTCAAATTCGATTTAGCCATGGTCTCAGTCCTTTCCTGGGGTTGTGGTCAGAGCCGGCCGCGCGGTGGTACGTGCGGCCGGTTCGCTCAACATGAGTCCGAAAAGGCGCGGGGGCAAGTGCCACCCCAGGTGCCACCCCCGCGAAGGGGAATGGTCCGAAACGGCCAGGAATGTCTTCTAAGTCATTGAAATAATGGTGCCGGATGTCCGGATTGAACGGACGACCTACCGCTTACAAGGCGGTTGCTCTACCACTGAGCTAATCCGGCCACGTCGCCTGGCGACCGGCAAACCGGGCACCCGCGAATTTGG